TTAGTATGTTTATTAGCAGACTGAGAGCAAGATTTGCTACTTTGTTTGATAAGATATTAGAAAAGCAGTTGATTTTAAAAGGAGTTATTGCTCCAGAAGATTGGGCTGCAATTCAATCTAATCTCCGTTATGACTTCATGAGTGATAATCACTTTGAAGAATTGAAAACAAGTGAGATTTTGAGAGAGCGACTAGGTTTACTTAGAGATATTGATGAGTATACCGGCAAGTACTATTCGACAGATTGGGTACGTAAAAACGTACTATATATGACAGAAGATGAAATCGAAAAGATGACTAAGGACATTAAAGATGAGGAAGAATCGACAGAAGATGACGATGATTCAGGAATCGATTTTGGAACAGAACATAAGATCGTATAGACTAGTTGTAATAAAATATAAATAAGATATATAAACGAGGAGATAGTAATGAGCGTGAAAGAATTAATTAAACATGCGATGGACAAAGACGCAACACAATTTCAGTCTCAGTTCCAGGACATTATGGCAGACAAAATGACATCTGCTATCGAAACAAAATATGCTGACATGTTTGGTGCAGGCGAAACAGTAGAAGTTGAAGAGCCAGTTTCAGAACCAGACGTAGAAGCAGTAACAGACCAAGAGTAAGGGGCAACAATGAAAAGCTTTAAGGAAATGCTTGCTGAGACTACGGATAAACCAAAGTCTCCAGATGAGCAGAATTTTTTAGACAAACATATCGTTGACAAGCGTGATCATCCTGTCGCACCTGATGACCAGTTCTCAGGTGAGATTAAAGGCAAGAAGAAAAAGAAGCGTGAAGCTGATCGTGAAGAAGGTCAAGATAAAGAAGTCTATGAAGAAATTGAAGCTGAAGAAGAGATCATTGTTGAAGGTGTTCTTGAAGATTTAGCTAAAATTGTTAAGACTAAATCTATCGGTCACGTAAAGTTTAAAGACGGTAAGAAGCAAAAGGTCGATCTTACTACCGCATCTATGATCCTTTCAATGCACAAGCAATTGAATGGCTCTAATAAAAAGAAAGTTGAAGGTATGCTAGATGACAGCAAAAAGTTTATGCAGATCGTTCAATTTGCAATGACCGCAGGGAAGAAATAATATGTCTCTATTAATCAAAGAAATTGTTGAAGACGTACAATATATCTCGGAAGATATCCTCAACGAAGAGGGTGAAAAAACGGGTAAGAACTATTTCATTGAAGGTGTTATCATGCAAGGTGACATTAAAAATAGAAATGGACGCATGTATCCAGCATCTACTCTTATTAAAGAGATGACTAGATATGACAAGAATTACGTTGAAGCAAAACGTGCATATGGCGAGTTGGGTCATCCAGCTGGACCTACAATCAATTTAGATCGTGTGTCACATATGTTTACAGAACTTAAGCAGGACGGATCTAACATTGTTGGACGTGCTAAAGTTATGGATACTCCAATGGGTAAGATCGTAAAAAGTCTTATCGATGAAGGCGCAAACCTAGGTATCTCATCACGTGGCATGGGTTCTATTAAGCAAAACAAAGATGGAGTTATGGAAGTGCAGGGCGACTTTATGTTAGCTACTGCTGGAGATATCGTTGCAGATCCTTCTGCTCCAGACGCATTCGTTAAGGGCGTTATGGAGGGAGTCGATTGGGTCTACGATGTAGCATCTTCTTCTTGGACAATGGCAAATGCATTTGATCAAATTGAAGAGGAAATCAAGGAGACGGCAAAAGTATCTACAAGGGAATTGGAGATTAGGGCCGCCGCTCTTTTTGAAAAATTTGTAAGTTCATTGTCAAAAACATGATTTTTATAAATATAATAGATAAACACCTACTATTAAAGGAGAAACCAAATGAGTGAAGAACTAGAGAAGAATCTAGACTTGGACGAAGCCAAAGCAACTGGTGAAGATTCTGTTGCGGCTGATCCTGTAACACCTGCTGGCGGCGCTGTTAAAAAGCGTAAAGGCGATGTTAAAAAGGCAGCTGATCCTAAGGCAGATAACATCGAAGATGATGTAAAAACACCACAGGGCTCAAATGACGAAGGACTGAAAGAAGCAGTCGAGCGTCTATTTGAAGGCACCGAACTGTCTGAAGATTTTAAAACACAAACAGTGGCAATTTTTGAAGCCGCTGTACAAGAAAAAGTGATCGCTGAAAAAGCCGCACTTGAAGAAAAGTTTGAAAGTGATCTGCAGGAGCAAGTTAATACTACTGTAGACGAGTTAGTAGAAAAAGTTGACCAATATCTAGACTACGTTGTAGAAAGCTGGATGGAAGACAACAAGGTTGAAGTCGAAAGCAACATTAAAGTTGAAGTCGCTGAATCACTACTGACAAGTATCAAAGGTCTTGTTATTGAGCATAACATGGAAATCGATGATGAGCAAGTCGATGTAGTTGCCGACCTAGAAGCTAGACTTGAAGAGTCTAATTCTAAGTACAACGATGTCGTTGAGCAAATGATTGAAATTCGTGAAGCGAAAGAAAAGGCTGACCTTGACATCGCATTCAAAACTATTTCTGAGGACTTAACAGACACTCAAGTCGAAAAATTGCGTGTTCTCTCAGAAGGCGTGTCTTACGAATCAGTAGAAGAGTTTGCAACAAAAGTAGAAGCGATTAAAACTTCTTACTTTGCTGAACAAGCTCCTGTTGTGAAGGAAGACGAAACCGATCTTCTAAATGAAGAGACTGCGGAAGAAGCAGAGCAAGCAGTAGCTCTTGATCCTGCTATTGCTCGTTATGCGGAATCGCTTGGCCGCTTTGCCGCAAAATAAATTTTTATAAATAATACTAAGTAAAATCTCAAAAAAGGAGAACCACAAATGAGAAATGAAGAACTAATGCAAAAGTGGAAGCCGATTCTAGAGCATGGCGCTCTGCCCGGCATCCAAGATTCTCACAGAGCGGCCGTAACAGCTACTCTTTTGGAGAACACCGAAGAATCAATGCGTGAAGGCGAAAGTCTCGGCGCAACTGGCTCTTTACTAAACGAAGCCGCACCAGCTAACTCAACTGCTGATATGGCTAAATACGATCCCGTACTGATCTCTCTAGTACGCCGTGCAATGCCTAACTTGGTTGCATATGATATCGCAGGCGTACAGCCGATGACTGGCCCAACTGGCTTGATCTTCGCTATGCGTTCTAAGTACGAAGACACATCTGGTAAGCCAGAAGCCTTCTACGGCGAAGCAGATACCGATTACTCTGGTACTGGTACTCATGCTAACGCATTGGGTGCAGGATCAGAAACAACTGGTACTGGCCTTGATACTGCTGATGCAGAAGCACTTGGTGATGGTGCCGGACCTGAGTTTGCTCAGATGTCTTTCTCCATTGAAAAAGTTTCTGTAACTGCTAAGTCACGTGCTTTGAAAGCTGAGTACACAACTGAGCTTGCTCAAGACCTTAAAGCTATCCATGGTTTGGATGCTGAGACTGAGTTAGCAAACATGTTGTCTGCTGAGTTGCTTGCTGAAATCAACCGTGAAGTAATCCGTACAGTGTACTCAAACGCTGTTGCTGGTTCTCAAGGTGGAGTAGCTTCAAACGGTACTTTCAACCTAGACGTTGACGCAAATGGCCGTTGGTCAGTTGAGAAGTTCAAGGGATTGATGTTCCAAATTGAAAAAGAAGCCAACCAAATTGCAAAAGATACTCGTAGAGGAAAAGGCAACATCATCGTCTGTTCTTCAGATGTAGCTTCTGCTCTTCAAATGGCCGGTGTACTTGATTACGCACCTGCTCTTAACTCTAACAATCTGAATCCAGATGACACAGGCAACACGTTTGCTGGTGTTCTGAACGGTCGCTTCAGAGTTTACATTGACCCATATGCTGGTGCAAACTACATGGTTGTCGGTTATAAAGGTTCTAGCGCATTTGATGCTGGTCTTTTCTACTGCCCATATGTACCATTACAGATGGTCAGAGCAGTTGGCGAGAACAGCTTCCAGTCTAAGCTGGGCTTCAAGACTCGTTACGGAATGGTTTCAAACCCATTTGCTCAAGGTGCAACTGTTGGATCTGGCGCACTTGCTGCCAACACCAACGTGTACTACAGACGTACCGCAGTTACCAACTTGCTGTAATAATAAGATTGGGGTTAACCCAACTTACTTTAAAGAGGCTCTTCGGAGCCTCTTTTTTTTGTCTGTATAAATATAACAGTATGGCAGAGTATCATGGGGCGTGATGCTTAATAGAGGCGACCCACTAAAGTCCGCTACCGTCTACCATACTCTATATAAATATTAATAACGATCCCATGGGTAAATAGAGGATGATATGTCACAGAAACCAAACTATTTAAATCCAACTAATTTTAGGTTTGTTATACAACGCCTCCCCAACGTAGCTTTTTACGTTCAACAAGCAAGCATACCTGGCATTTCTATGGTGCCTACAGAAACGGCGTCTCCTTTTAGTTTGATTTACACCCATGGTGATCGTCTTTTCTGGAACGAGTTTTCAATCAGTATACGGTTAGATGAGGACATGGCATCATATCGTGAGATATACGACTGGATGACATCTGTTGCAAATCCCGAGGGGTTTGATGGTTACGAAGAAATCAAAACGTCGCCAGGAATATACTCAGATGCAACATTGACTGTCTTGAGTAGCAGTCAAAATCCGAATATAGAAGTCAATATCAAAGACATGTTTCCAATCCAACTTGGCGACATTCTTTTCAATACAACTGCAACTGATGTTGACTTCGCAACATGTGACATCACGTTTAGGTATGCATCGTTCTCAGTAACTAAATTATAGGTTGACAACACTTACAATACCCTATATAATATGAGAACATAAACCTATAACCTTTGAGGATGATAATGAATATTGAACAAGTATACGATGAGTGGGCAAAAGATGGTAAAATTGATGTTGTTAATGTAAGTCAACAGTCAGCAGACATCCCAAAATTACACAATAAATATTACAGATACTACGTTGAAGAAGGTTTGAAGTTGAAGAAACTCAAATCTGATTACAAGTTGTTATTGAAACTAAAAACTGAATATTATAAAGGTGACTTAGATATTGAAGAATTGAAGGAATACGGTTGGGAACCACAACCATTGAGAATCCTTAGACAAGACATCCCTACATACCTAGACGCAGACCCCGACATTGTAAAC